TGTGCTCTGAATTGTGTTGCCAACTATGAATACTTAAAGCACCTTCCTGATATCAATTTGTTCGTAGAACCCATTTGCTATGATGGTGGACTAGTCGCTGGTCAAGCAATGCTTGAGTGGAGACAGAGGAGTAAATCCACTGAAATCAGACCATTAGAAACTTTGTATCTTGGTCCAGAGCAACTTCATCTTCTCCCAGAGAAAGCATATCCAATTACTCCCTCTGAGGTGATTGATATTATTGAAGAGGGCAAAGCAGTTGCTATCTTCCAAGGGAGATCTGAGCAAGGTCCTCGTGCTCTTGGCAATAGATCTCTACTGTATGACCCTAGGGTCAAAGATGGTAGGAAGAAAGTTAATAAGATTAAAGGTAGAGAATTGTTCAGACCTTTTGCTGCAACAGTCATGCTTGAGCATGTTCATGACTGGTTTGATATGCGTGGTCTTAAAGATAGTCCGTGGATGATGTTTGCTGTGAATGCATGGGAAAAAGTTTGGGATCTTATCCCAGCAGTTCTTCATGTTGACAACACATGCCGTATTCAAACTCTTACTAAAGAACAAAATCCTCATTATTATGAACTGATTGAAGAGTTCTATAATAGAACTGGTATCCCCATGCTGTTGAATACTTCTTTTAATCTAGGTGGTGATACCATTTGCGAAACTGTGGATGATGTTGTGGAAACTTTAGAAAGATCTATGATTGACTATTGTTATTTCCCAGAGCATGGTAAAATGTTACACATCCCAGAAAATTCTAACGCTGGTAGAAGGGGTAAGATCAGCTATGACCTATGCGATTAATCTATGAGGTATAATGTAGACATTGACGGCACGATCTGCTATCCTGGTAAGGGAGAAGGTAGATACACTCTTGCAGTTCCACGCTGGGACAGGATCTCAAAAATTAACGACCTATATATTAAAGGGCATGAAATCATCTACCATACTGCAAGAGGTATGGGCACCTTTAATAATGATCGTGGAGAAGCTTACGAAAAATACTACGACTTCACCCTGAAACAACTTAGGGAATGGGGTTGTATGTTCAACGATCTTTATCTAGGCAAACCCGCTGCAGATTACTACATCGATGACAAAGGAATCAACTCAGAAGACTTCTTCAATCAAGATCGTACCGAAGGGGTGGGGTCACGAGAAGTGGATAGTCAATAACGAATTGTATTGTGGTAAGATCTTGTTCATGGAGAAGAACAAGAGATGCTCCTGGCATTATCACAAATTAAAAGATGAGACCTTCTACTTACAGAGCGGTCTCATCTCATTGTACTATGGATATGATGAGGACATTGGTAATGCAAGATTCCTGGTATTAGAACCAGGAGATAAGTTCCATGTCCCTGTAGGTCTCAAGCATCAGATGGTTGCGTTGCAAGACTCTGAATTGTTTGAGTTCTCAACGCAACACTTTGACTCTGACTCAATTAGAATTCATCGTGGTGATTGATATAATCAAACACTGTCTTGAATTTGTATGAGTCAGACAACCAGTTCATATCTGCTTGAGTATTAAACTGATACTTACCAACGAGGTTTGGTGGGAAAGGAACTTCCTCTACCATCGCCTCGGTTTTTTGTGCGATGCAATCTGCGACCTGCTGAATAGTTACTGCTTGCCCTGAACCAAGATCGTAGATACCACTACCTGCACTGTTGGACAGCACAACATTTACAATGTCACCCACCCATACATAATCTCTCAGGACTTTATCGGATCCTTGGAAGGGATGAATTGCACCTGTGGCAGATTGCCACTTGAACTTACTCACAAGACTTGCTTGCTCTCCTTTGTGAACCTCTCCACTACCAAAGACATTGAAGAACTTGAACCCTTGGATGTGAGAGAAGCGATGCATATTATCCTGCACCCAGTAATCTACTGTTGCTTTTGACAGAGCATAATAGTTTAGTGGATTGATAATGCCATCCGTAGACATACACTTTCCATAAGTGGATGCTGAAGAAGCATACTTGACTGGGATTCCATACTCAATTGCTTTCTCAAACAACTTGATGCTATAATCAATATTATATCTGTAGATTGCATCAACATCTTTGTCTGTGGTCCATGATCGAGCACCCATATGGATGATCATGTCCACCTCATCCCATCGATTGAATTTGTTTAGGAGTTCAAAACAATTATCGATGTCAATCTCAAGCACATTGTCCATGCTTTTGACAAAGTGCCCTCCGATAAATCCCTTGGCACCAGTAACAATATTCATAGCAAGACTCTTTCTAATATATATTCTACCATACCTAAATATAAAAAAGGTGCCCTTATAGTGTCGCAGACATGACTCTCAAGAGATATACCATTGGTGCAACCAGTGCAGAAGCCTGGCATAGAATTCATAACCTACTCACTTTCGCATCTAGCGAAGAGTATGTTCCTGACAGAAGTGTCACTTGCACAAACTCTAAGTCTCAGAGTGCTACTCGCTCTACTTATGAGTTGACTGAGGAAGAGGCACAGGCACTCGCACAACATGATGATGTTGCATGGGTAGAGTTATCCCATAAAGATAATGCAGAATCATTTCCCGTGCCACAGCACGCAACGATTCAAGATAGATTTGGTGGAGATAAGGTAAAGACATATAGATATCTCTCTGGTATTGGCAACAGTGTTGGTGAATTAAATAGAACTAACTGGGGTGTAGCAAGAGTAGGTTTTGAGACCTATGGTGATGCTCATGGTAGCAATTATGGCTACATGTATCATTATCAATGGACTCCATCTGGCAGTCCAGACGGTGTAGCGTTCCAGTTTAGATATGATGGTAGCAATGTTGATGTTGCTATCATGGACTCTGGTGTCTATGCAGCACACCCAGAGTTTCTCAATGATGATGGAACATCTAGAGTAAAAGACATCGTACTCGATGCTCCTTATGTAATCGACCCGACTTGGTTTGAGGTAACCAATAACTATACTTACACCAAATGGGATGGTTCTACTGGTATTGCAACTGACAAAGCAATTGAGTGGTGGGAGTTTGGAGCACAAAGATCTCCTGCCTATGCTAATGCTGGTACAGTTCAAATTTCTAGTTACTATAATGCTATCAACGCTGGTGTTGCTGGTACATCAGTCAGTCTGATTAGCGGTCACGGTACTGCTGCTGCATCTGTTGCTGCTGGTAAGAACTTTGGTCATGCTCCTAAGGCAACCATCTGGAATGTTCCTTGCGTCAGTGACGCTGTTGGTCTTGGTATTGAAGAAGCATATGATCTTATCAAGATTTATCACCAGAACAAACCTACAGACGCCACTCTTGGTGTAAAGAAACCTACCCTTGTTAATAGTAGTTGGGGATACCAAGCTGCTATTCGCCAGAACATGTACCACTATGTAAGATTTGAGGGTACACAATCTTTTAGTTACTTCTACAACAGCTACAACAGTGGTTCTCAAGACTATCGTTGGTTGTATTACTATCTTTACAACCAAGTTTCTGGTGCCTACAGATCTTGGTCTACATCATCCAGAAGTTTAGCAGTTGATGCTGCTGGTAACGAGATGATGGACGCTGGTGTTCTTCATGTTGCCTCTGCTGGTAACAACAACCAAAGAATTGGTGTTGGTACAGACGACAATCATGCTCTTGATGCTCTTGAGGATGATTGGTTTGCATCTGGTGACCCTCGTCCTGAGTTCACTAACTATGGAACCAATTTGGTTCCTCTGGGTCATAAAAAGTTTATGAACCCAATGGGTATTGGATTTACTGATGTTGGCATCAGCACTACTCCTGGACAGGAAGAATACTTCCCCGTTATTACAGTCGGTGCTTTAGATGATTATGTTCAGTACAACTCTGGACCTAAGGAAAGAAAAGCAATTTATTCTAACAATGGTCCTGGTATTGATATCTGGGCACCTGCTGATGACATCCTTGCTGCAGGTTCACCGACTTCTGGTTATCAGGATTATGTAAGATGGGATAACTCTAGTTTCTATGACGCATACTTCAATGGTACATCTGCAGCAGCTCCTGTAGTTGCTGGTGTTGTTGCTTGCTTCCTCCAAAGATTCCCCAGTGCTACAGCTACTGATGTTAGAAACTGGTTGACATCCACGACGGGTGATAGTGGATCAAGAGATAATACTACTTTTGTTTATGATCAGTATCCTTCTTCTACTTACGATGAAAATAGCTATCTTTATTGGATTGGTAGTTACTACAACCTGAGAGAGGCACCCCACAAGACTCTCTATCTTAATCCTACTGCTGCTATTGGTTCCACTGCTGGTGGTATCAATACTCCTGTAATTGTTGATGCTCCTGAAGACGGTGTATTCAGAGCAGGTATTGCATTGACATCTCCTGCATATGCAGCGACTGGTGGTTCATATGAGTCTGGAACTCTGAAGAAAGTTCAGTTCCAAGTTGCAACTGACTATGAGTTTAATAATATTGTTTATGATACGCCAACAGATACTACTGCCTTAGAGCAGACATTTAATGGTGTTGGTGCTCAGACCTATTATATGAGAGTGAAGCACATCTCTAATGATGATGGTTCTTCTTTTACTTCATATGATTCTGGGTTCTCTGGCATCGTATCTTTCAGAACTAATGTACCTTCATTCGGTGTTACTCAACCTACAATTCTTGAACCAACTCAGAATGAGATTCTTGATAATGTAACTGGTGTCAAGGTGAGATCCAGTGCATACTCTCCAGTCAATGGCACTGCAGCATCGGGTACACTGAAGGCAGTTGAGTTCCAAGTCCTCAGTTCTCTTGGTTCTGGTGGTGGCACTCCTCAATCTTATACTCAAACAGTAACTGGAGCATATTCTCCAGACTATTATATTATCTCTGGTAGTGATAGAGATGGTAGTGTCAGTGGAAATGATCCCTCCATGACATTTACTGTTGGTGATACTGTCACCTTTGATATGTCTGCTATTCACCCAGCACACCCACTCTTCATTCTGGTTTCTCTGGGTGGATCTGCAGCCCCTGGTGTCACAGGTGGTGGTACAGCATCTGTCGTTTGGGATACCACAGGTCTTACCCCAGGAACATACTACTATCAATGTAGTGCCCATGCTCAGATGTATGGTGAAATTACTCTTACTGCACAACCATCTGGTGAGACTGTTGTCTGGGAGTCTACGGGTCAGAATAATACTGATCTGATTCAAACTGTTGATGCCACCTTACAATATGGTACAACCTATTACATCAGATGTAGGCACCTCTCTAATGCTGATGGCACATCTCTGACAGAGAGTACATCTCCATATTCTCCTCTTCGCACTGTTACTACCGCAGGATTTGCTAATAATGCTTTCGGTAGAACAAGAAACCTTGTCTCTAGTCTCACTGAAGGTGTTGTAACTCCTGTTCTTCTGTATGAAGCCCCTGAACTGGTAGAGGTTACAGTCACCGTTTCTAATAAGACTAACCTTAAGTCCAACTATTCTGTTGGTCTCTCTAGTTCTTTCGGATTCAAGGACAGCGATTACCTTGCCTATGGTGTTCCCATTGCTGTAGGTGAAGCGAAGCACCTTGAGCAGATCCATATGAAGCCTGGCGATAAGATTTTCGTCAACTCTTTCGATCCTGGTGTTAACTTCTCTGCTTACACCACTAAGTTCTTCAGAAATATTTCTGGGGATTCTGCACTGGTTCATGGTCGCAGCAAGTCTCTGACTTCTAGTCTGAATCCTCCTAGCACAATCAATGATGAACTGTCTATCTTAGATGCGACAGAGAATAGTCTTGCTTCTGTTCATGCTACTAACAAGAACAGTGATGTTCCTGTTGCCATCTCTGTTGGTATTTCTTCTGGTGGTATCGGTGCAGTAAAACAGTCTGACTTTATTGTATTCGGTCTGCGTCTGCAACCACTGCAAGACTTTAAGGTAGACCATGTTGGTGTATCTACAGGTCAGACACTGTTTGTAAGAGCATCTAGACCTAATGTATCCTTCGTTGGTTACAGCAGACCTGCAGACGATGGTCCTAGCGGTGTTGGTACTGTTGCTAGTGTCAACACCTCTGGCATTGTTACTGCTTCTGCTTTCGTTGGTGATGGTTCTGGTCTGACTGGTGTTACTGCTGTTGGTAGTGGCATTGAGGTTAAAGACAGTGGATCTTCCATCGGTGTTGCTGCTACTGTAAACTTCGGTGATAGACTGACAGTTTCTACCATCTCTGCTGGTATTGTTACTATCACTGCTGCAGACTCTGTAAGTCTTGCTACTACAGCAACTAACCTTGATCCATCTTTCATTCCAGAGAGATCTACCTACGCTAACTATGCGTCCATCGCTGGTGTTGCTACTGTTGCTCTTACAGCAAACTCTGCTAACAATGCAACCAATGCAACTCAGGCAACACTTGCTCTCGGTATTTCTACTGAAGCAACCATTAATAACCCAACCAGAGACATCACTGCTAGACAGTTCTTCGGTGATGGTTCTCAACTGCAAAATATTGTTGCCGCTGGTTCAGGTGTCGTCATTAAAGATGATGGCACCCTGGTAGGAACTGCTGGTAGTTTGAATCTTCTTGCACCACTGACAGTCACATCTGTATCTGCTGGTATCGTTACTGTTGGTGTTGATGAAGTTCCTCGTGCTACTCTGGCAGGTATCGCTTCTGAAGCAATCGTCGCTGGTATCGCAACCTTCGCTACGACCGCTGGAATTGCTACTCAAGCACTCAACGCTAACTTTGCATCTGCTTCTAGTTTCTCCGCCTTGACGGGTGCTGCAGACACCGCTAAGAACCTTTACACAGAGTCTAGGAACCCATTCCTACCTCTGCCTGTCACTTTCGGTACTAAGTCATCTGCTCATCGTTATACTGGTGTTGGATCTGATCAGACAATCAACATTCAGGGATATGAGGCACCTTACCTCAGATTTGAGGTCGGTCAGACCTATCGCTTTGAGAACGCTGCTCAGCAGGCAAATTATCCGATCAGGTTCTACTATGCTGCTGATGGACTTCCTGTTGGATTTGGTACAACAACACCAAGTCAATTCAGTGACAATGTAACCGAGACAGTTACCTACACAGAGATTCTGGTCACTGAGAACACTCCTCAACTTCTGTACTACGGCGCTGGCGTCGGAACTCAGTTCGGAAGCATGGGTAACTCTATCCAAGTCTTCAACAATGACTTCCACAAGGTCAGCAGAGTTGGTGAGTTCAAGACCCTATCTGGTCTCCAGACTTGTACTTACACTCAGATGTTTGAGGGTCGTGCTACTTCCTGGTACATGAACAGCAACCTTGGTGTTGGCAACAGTGACTATACTCCTGGTGATCGCTCGCACAATGTAAGTTCTATCGTACAAACTGCTACAGGTACTTACAACATCAACTTTGCTGATGCGATGAACGATACAAACTATGCCGTCATTGGTATCGCGAGTGGTACAAATGCCTTCCCAGGTGGTATTGTTAATTTACGAATCTCTGACAGAACAGTTAACGGATTCACGATGAGGGTGTATAATGGTATCCCCGCCCTTGAAGATCTTGGGGAATTGAGCATAATGACCCTCGGTGGACAGGACGGAGAACCTACATATATTTGAGCTTGACATCTTAGTCCTCCATGTTTACAATCTACTCAATGCCTGGCTGCGGATACTGCCGCCAGGTACAGCAGCTAATGGAGATCACCGAACAGAAGTTCGTGGTCTATACTCTAGATAAAGACTTTACAATCGAAGAATTTCAAAACGAATTTGACACAAAGTACTTCCCTCAGGTAGTTCACGGCGATAAAGTTATCGGAGGTGCTGCTGAAACAGTACAATATTTTAAAGAGAAGAATCTTGTCTGATGAATCACTAAATAATGACATCCACACAAATCGTGGAGTTGAGTTCATTCTCAATGGAGGTAAGAGGAAGGAACAACCAAAAACTTTCCAGTTGATGTTCGGAAAGATGGTTCGCTTCCTTAAACGGGAAGTGCATTTTTACTTTGAAATCTCACTGGACTTCAAGAAAGATAATCCCAAGGGAGCATAAGAAAATGCTGGCTGTCAGTTTAGTAGCAGGGTCGTTCTTAGTAATCGGTGCCCTGATCGTCGGTTGTATGTTAGGATGGGTACTCAGAGAATACATGATGTACCATCACGATCGGCAACCTCAACCACAGGGTCTGCATCCCGAGATGTATGATGAAGACGGAAACATTATTCCTGATTCTCTCATCGCCTTCCGTTTTGAAAATGATCTTGACGACGACGAAGATTAATTACTATTTGAAAAATCATGCCTAAATTGCCACCCCACCCGCTTCAATCTGAGATTATGCAAGCGGTCTCTAGTGCTAAGACAAAATCATCGAAGATCAAAATCTTGCAGGAGAATCGTTCTCCTGCATTGGTTGCCCTCTTTGTATGGAATTTTGATCCTAGCATTGAGAGTGCTCTTCCTGAAGGAGAGGTTCCTTACACTCCCAATGACTCACCCACTGTGGACAGTCAGAGTAAACTTGCCAGTCAGTATCGGACTCTTTACAACTATGTGAAGGGTGGTAATGATGGTCTTAAGCGTACTCGCAGGGAATCCTTGTTCATTGAATTGCTTGAGTCTCTTCATCCTGATGAAGCAGAACTTGTTTGCCTCGTTAAGGACAAAGACCTCGGCAAGAAGTATCGTATCACGCACAATGTCGTGAAAGAAGCCTATCCTGATGTTGATTGGGGTAATCGCGTTTGAAGATCAAAATCATTCACGAGGATTGCGATCCTACGCTCGCTCAAGATAAGTCTCTGCCTTACACTGCATACATGGTAGAGTATACCGTCGATGGTCTGACTAAGTTTGATATTGCTATCTCTGCAAAGCAGGTTGATATCTTTGATCACTATTGGGACTACTACAGGCATGACTTTGTTAACATGACTCAGACAGAAGGCAGAGTCAACCCAAAGATGTGGGGCAACGAACCCAAATCAAAATCGAAAAAGTAATCCAAATATTCGGGAAAAAAAATCCCAGGTATTTTTGGACCTATAAGGTTTTTTAAATTGTATCATAAGTTACACAACTGGTTGACTAAATAAGGCATGAGGTCTATAATAGACCTGTCGTTCATCTCATGCTCAGTATCTTACTGGCATTGACCCTTGCCCATCATGCGGACGACAACCCCTACGGGTGGCATATGTCGTGTGAAAGGTTCTTACAGAGACGAATAGAAATCCAAATGGATTCTAATCTAGACCAACGGTCTAAGTGGAATCTGATAGGATATCTCAAGTCAAAAGTAGAAGGTCAATGTGAAGGTACATACACATGAGACGCAAGTAAGTCGCGGAACGGAGCGTTCATCCCATGATTGAGTTGCTATTATACTTAAGTATGACATGTCAGGATGCCGATACTCTAATGTTGAGGATCGAAAAGAATCAATCAGAACTGCCTGCCAAAGTGGTGGTAGAACTGTTAGAGACCGTAAAGGAATCTACGCCTGAATGTTACTGGGACGCAAACGACTGAAGGAACGGGAAAAAACGGATCCAGCGAAAGCTGAGAAGGTTAATTTTCACCCAACTTCAGGAGTAAACCGATGAACACCTTAAATCTCATCAAAAAGCAGATCGATAAGGCAGCTGCCCTTCACGATGCTCAAATCTTGCACACTGCATATCGCGGTGTTGAGTATGATCAGCGTTGCGTAGAGTCTACAGAGACTCATGGCACTTTCTGCTATCGCGGGAGGGTTTATAGCAAGTGAATCAATCCTATGTCTATCATGATGATGACATGGATAAAGATTCAAGACCTCCAGCATGTTACCAACTCAAATATAGAGGGGTAACATATTGGTCTTGCTATCAAATCCACCTACACGAATATTTCGAGCAACTGTTATCAGTTGAACCGTTATATAATAGGAAGGGTTGACGCCCTTCCTTTTTTTATGTAAAATAGACAAAACGCGATTTTTTATGGACAGAGCAGTTTTGAAAGGTCTCGTTCGGACCCTTAAAGCACTAATTCTTGAATTGGAGTCAGAAGTTTTTGCTGACAAAGAAGCCTATACCAAACCAAGAGAGAATTACGACGATCCTATCGAATACTATAACTCTAACGACGACGATGACGGATATGCAGACTGATTGGCGCTATAGTCCCGAAAAGATGGACGCTAGAAGTTCTGCTCTGTCAGTTCTTTTGAAGCGTTTTGGTAGCGAGTTGAATTCTGATGGTTCGCCTAAATACTCAAATCAGAGCATCTACGAGTGTGCCCATGACTGGGTATCTCAGGGAAATATGATAACTCACGGAATCATCAAATACTACGAGGTCTACTATGCGGATGAAGGACACCATTCGATTAACCAAGGCAGCTCTTAAGCAACCTTGGTTATATACGGATGAAGAACTGTTATATATGAAGAAGGCGAGGAAACTTGCCAAGAAAGGATTGAAACTAAAACACATGAGAGGGTTGAATGGAGAAAGTGACACTGGTGCAAGCAACGCCAAATCCTGAAGAAACAATGGCGTATGTCGCCAGAGTCTCAAATCCAAAAAATCAGGATAATCCCAGTTTTGAAGGTCTGCTAAAATATTGTATCAAGCACGGACATTGGTCTGTATTTGAGCAAGCATATATGACCCTAGAGATTCAAACCTCTAGGGCAATTGCGGCTCAAATATTAAGACATCGTAGCTTCACATATCAAGAGTTTTCCCAACGGTATGCAGATTCTACTCTGCTTTCCGATACGATTCCCATGCCGAAACTTCGTCGGCAGGATACCAAGAATCGTCAGAACTCTATCGATGATGTAGATCCTTTTATCAGGCAACAATTTGAAATAGCAATGCAGCGTTATTTTGAAGAAGGTCTTGATCTTTACAGGACTATGCTTGACAAGGGAATCGCCAAGGAATGCGCTAGAATGGTGCTTCCGCTCGCCGTACCCACCAGAATCTACATGACAGGATCATGCAGGTCATGGATCCATTATATCGCCCTTAGAAGCGCAAATGGAACCCAGGCAGAGCATATGGATATTGCTAACCAAGCAAAAGCAATTTTCTGCGAACAATACCCGACTGTCGGTAAAGCGATGGAGTGGTGCTAATAAATACTTTTATGTAATTAATTACAATGGCAACTTATCCTGTTATCAATAAAAAAACTGGAGAACAAAAGGATATTGTTCTCAGTGTACATGAATGGACAAAGTGGTGTGAAGACAATCCCGACTGGCAGCGGGATTGGTCAGATCCATCCACATGCCCTGCTGCGGGTGAAGTTGGTGAATGGAAGGACAAACTTCGTAAATCTCATCCTGGTTGGAATGAGGTTCTTCGTGGAGCACAAAAAACGGGTCGCAACCGTCAAAAACTAACCCTCGACTAAAACTTATGCCCAGAAAGAGAAAGTCTGAAAATCCCATTGGTGTTGGTATGACTGCTAAACAGATGAGAAGGAAGAAACCAGTCAATAGTGACTTCCTCGTTGATATTTCGCCTCTGACAGATAATCAAGACACTCTGTTCAAAGATTATGCTGAAGGGAAAAACATTTTTGCTTATGGTGCTGCAGGAACAGGTAAAACCTTCATTGTTCTGTATAATGCACTTAAGGATGTTCTAGACGAAAACTCTCCTTATCAAAAGATCTATATTGTTCGTTCTCTTGTTTCTACCAGAGAGATTGGTTTCCTGCCTGGTGACCATGAGGACAAATCTGCACTTTACCAGATTCCCTATAAGAATATGGTGAAGTATATGTTTGAGATGCCTACAGACTCTGACTTTGAAATGCTGTATGGTAATCTGAAGCAACAGGAGACTATCTCATTCTGGTCTACATCGTTCATTCGTGGCACAACTCTCGATGATGCCATTGTCATCGTTGATGAATGTCAGAACTTGAACTTTCATGAATTAGATAGTATAATTACGAGAGTGGGTGAGAACACCAAGATTCACTTCTGTGGTGATGCCACTCAGACTGACCTCACAAAGACATATGAGCGCAATGGTATCCTGGACTTTATGAAGATCCTGGAGCAGATGCCATCGTTTGCATCCATTGAGTTTGGTGTTGATGACATCGTTCGTTCTGGTCTTTGTAAGGAGTATCTCGCAACTAAATTGGCACTCGGTATGTAATGTTTAATCATCTTGAAATTGAACTCCCTCGTTTAGAGAGAGACACCGTTGACGGTGTTCGATATTATTCTACACCTGATGCAAAGATGGTATCCATTACCTCTATCATCAGTTTTTATAATAGAGAAAAGTTCGCCAAATGGCGTAAAAGAGTTGGGGAAGAGACCGCAAACGAGATTACTCGTAAAGCAACGAGTCGTGGCACTGACATGCACACGCTCACAGAGAATTACCTGAAGAATAAAGTTCTCCCTAAGGTAAAACCTCTTCCCGATTTTCTATTCAAGATCGCTAAACCCGATCTAAAGAAAATAGACAATATTCACACTCTGGAAGGATCTCTCTACAGCGAGCAACTAGGTGTTGCTGGTACTGTAGACTGTATTGCTGAGTATGAGGGAGAATTAGCAGTCATTGACTTCAAGACTTCGGCAAAACCAAAACCGAGGGATTGGATTGAGGGTTATTTTGTTCAATGTGCTGCTTACGCTTGCATGTACTACGAACTGACTGGAACACCTGTCAAGAAATTTGTCATCATCATGGCATGTGAAGATGGGTCTTGCAAAGTCTATCAAGAATATGATAAACTTAAGTACATGAAGTTACTTACCAAATACATCAGAAACTTCGTAGAGTATCATCTAAATGGAAAATGAACTAAGCAAAGCTTTGGGCAAAAAGTTTATGAATGCCGCAAAGTTCTCTCTTGAGATCGAAAATCTGGTTCTCAAAGAAAAGATCAACTATATTGAGGCAATTGTCCTGTTTTGCGAGGAGAATGGTATGGAGGTAGACTCCATCACCAAACTAATTTCCAAACCATTGAAGGAAAAACTGAAGCGTGATGCTCAGGACCTCAATTTCATGAAAAAGACCACTAGGGCAAAACTACCATTGTAATGAGTACAGAAGGATGGTTCCCCATTCCTGTCTATGTTGATAAGGCAAGGGGATATGAATTTGACAATATTCAAAAAGAACTGCTGGAGATCTATTCCAATATAGATTTTCAGCAGCATCCCTCCTGGACATCAGACACCCATGAATTAAGCATGAGTGAAGATGGTCATTTTTTCAACGAATGTATTCTTACTCAGAAAAACGCAAAACTATTTCTGGAGTTTATCCACAGTCATATTAAAAAGTATCTAAATCAAGTTGGCGTTGACTCTGATAGGAAATACATCATTACAGAATCCTGGTTTACAAAAACTAAAAAAGGAAAGTATGCTCATCTTCACGATCATGGCGCATATGACATATCTGGAGTATACTACTTGAAAACTAATGGGAAAGATGGTAATCTATACTTTTCCAATATTCACAGATCTCTAGCATCTAACTATGTAATGTCAAAAGTGGCAACAGTAACCAACCCAATTCCATTAGAAAATGGTATAATTGCACTGTGGCCATCGATGTTACTACACAACACAGAACCAAACCAAACGGATCATGATAGAGTCAGTATAAGTTTCAATATCAAGTTTGGATATGAATAGTAAACAAATAACCGAAGATTTATACTGTATTGATTCTTTCTTCTCGGATTCCAACTTTCGTAGAGCATTTGAGGAATTCACTCCATACTACAATAGTTGGGTATTCAACAAATCAGAAGGAGACTCCGATCATCATCCTGTGATTGGATACCTGGATAAAATATCATCTCATAGTATTGGGGAGAATCTTCAATTTCTAGATCTAGGAACTATTGCAAAATATTCCTGCCAAAAAATATTAAAACAAAATCTTACTCTTGAAAGAGTAAACACCAACATTCAATTTTTCGGACAAGAATCATCTCTCCATGTTGATGGACCTGATAACTTCTGGTCTTTAGTTATCTTCATGAGTCCTTTCTGGTCTTCAGAATGGGGAGGAGAGTTTGTCATGAATGATCAAACAATCCCTTATATTTCCAATAGAGCAGTGCTGTTTAAAGCACATCTTATGCACAAGGGATATGCACCAAATCGCTATTGTGTTCACCCAAGACTTTCTTTAGCATTTTTGTTTTCTCCATCTAAATAAGTACAAGCAGAGGTTAAAGATGTCCGACTTCTTTGATTCAGAATTCGTTCAAGACGCTATTACAGATATCAACGAACTTCAAGAGGAGATTTATACTGAGGTTTTTACCTTTGATAAATTGGATCATGAAGAGAAATTGAAGCATCTTGATAAACTTGATACTCTGCTGGAAAAGCAGAGAAATCTGTATACACGGATGTCACTCTCTGATGACCCTCGTGCAAGAGAAATGCGCGAGAATGTTCGCAAATCTGCTGTTATGATGGGTTTCCCCAAAGATGTTGACTGCGGGGTGTTGTTTGCGAACATGCAGAAAACCCTAGAAAAAGTCAGAGCACAAATCTCTTGACACTGGGCGTGGGTCCGCCCTATAATAGACCCGTAAAGACCAAATCCAATTTACAAGCCGAATCCAATGTCTTTTGCATCCCTTAAAAAGCAATCCTCCCTTGGTTCCCTGACCGCAAAACTGGTCAAGGAAGTCGAAAAAACCAATAAAGGAGGTGGCGCGTCTGATGATCGTCTCTGGAAACCAGAGGTCGATAAAGCTGGCAACGGTTATGCTGTTATCCGTTTCCTCCCTGCTCCTAACGGCGAAGATCTGCCGTGGGCAAAGATGTACTCCCATGCCTTCCAAGGTCCTGGTGGTTGGTACATTGAGAATTCCCTGACCACCAACGGTGGTAAGGACCCTGTTTCTGAACTGAACTCCAGTCTCTGGAACAGTGGTATTGATTCTGACAAAGAGACTGCTCGTAAGCAGAAGCGTAAGCTCTCTTACTACGCTAACATCTATGTCGTCAAGGATCCTGCCAATCCTGACAATGAGGGTCGTGTATTCCTCTACAAGTTTGGTAAGAAGATCTTTGATAAGATCATGTCTGCCATGCAACCTGAGTTTGAAGACGAAGAACCTATCAACCCCTTCGACTTCTGGGCAGGTGCAGACTTCAAGATCAAGATCAAGAAGGTTGCTGGTTACTGGAACTATGATAGTTCCGAGTTCGCTCGTCCTGGTGCTCTCCTGGATGATGACGATGCCATGGAAGCAATCTGGAAGAAGCAGTATTCTCTTGCTGAACTGGTTGCACCTGAGCAATTCAAGTCCTATGAGGACCTGAAAAAGCGTCTTGATTATGTCCTTGGCGTTGCTGCTACTCCTAAGGCACCCGATCCCGAGACTATTGATGAGGAGACTGAT